AGTTAAAATTCTTCTCATATTTTGACCCCTAATAAAGACAAAATTCCAACGATTAAAGCACCGACTATGATTCTCAATACCCACTCTATCAATGAATCGTATTTTTCTATTTTAGATTCAATCTCTCTCACATCTTCTTTTGTAGCATATGATCCCCTGACCTCTTTTGAGAGTCTTTTAACACTCTCTTTGATGTCATCAATACCAGCTTTCATATACTCAAGGTCTTTTGACATAATTAGAATTGCTTTCGAGTTCTCCGACACTTGAGTATCTGCTATGTAGTTGGTACTTTCGTTTTTTTTTGACATTGATTATTATTCTAATATTACGTTCATATTCGTTGTAACTACAAGGCTTCCATCTTTTATTTTGCACTCATAATGAGGTTTGACACTTGCAAATAAATCTACACTATACCCATAGACAACCTTCACGAATAATAGGCTATATAGAGTAAAGAATATTGTATAAAGTAATGATTTGATTCTTTGCATTTTTATAATGTGTCTATAGATAAATACAGAATTAAATCTCGAACAGTAATCGCTGGATTGGGATCTTTTTCAAGGTCAAATTCAAAATAATCACCTACGCTTTTATTAAATGGTCCTAAAACCTCATTAGCTTTCTCTATTGATATACAGGTATTGCTCTGTTTCCTTAGATATGTTTTTGCTTCTTGTTTTGTCATAAAAACCTTATGCTAATTTTACTGATATTCCCATAGAACCAACTAGAGTGTAACAATCTTGTGCAGAGCTTGGATTCTCTGCAATAATAGCAAGATAGTTTCTTGTATTAGTTGGTAAGTTGGTTGTGTGTGTGGCGAGTAGTGTTTCATTACAATAGAATTTAATATCTGTACCGCTTGTGTAATGAGCCCAAAGTATATAGGAGTAGTTGCCAATACCTGGCAAGGATGATGTCACATCAGTTTCGGTTAAGGCAACGCCCTTATTGTATGCGTACATTGTTCCAGTTCCAGATGATATATCGAGTCTAAATCCAAAGTTGTGCCAATTATCAGCATTAGCATCATTAGTCTCACCATGCGACCACTTAATGTTACCGTTGCCAGACCCAGTCGATATATATTGAATGTTCCACCAAACAATAGGGTCTACATCGTTTTCATCTACTGCTATAGCTGCACCAATTCCAAGCCCATTTGCAGATACACGTGCTTTAGAACTAGCTGTGGAGTTTGTTCGCACCCTAACTCCGTTGTCAACATCTTCTATTGCCCCTGATCCAGACAAGCTTCTAGAAAATCTAGTGGCAGTAGAAACATTGATAAAATCAGTTGAATTGGCAATCCTAATCTCACTGCCCCCACCACCTGCTGGGGTTTCTGCGTTCCAGTCTGTACCATCAAATGTGAGTACGTCTCCATCTGCTGGGGTTTTAGATTTATCTGTATCAACTCCAGAGTGTGCGTCTATGGATATGCTTCCCAAGGCAGTAGTTACATTAGTTGCATCTGTAACATCTGCACTAGCTTCAATTCCATCTAATTTGCTGTGATCTGCGTCTGTAAATGCGTTCGTATCAGCTTCGCCCTCATAAGCAGCTTTGATCTCTGCTCCTGTTTGGTCTGCTGTAGCTCCATCTTCTACATTTAAATATGATCTAACACTGGCAACTGTGCTGGTTTGATATCCACCCAAGCCATCGGCAGTGATCATGTTACCCTCAACACCTGGTGTCAATCCTGCCAGAGAATCTAATTGTGCATCATGTGCCTGTACGTCTGAGCCTATAGCTAAGCCGAGATTTGTTCTAGCTGTTGCCACGTTTGCAACATCAGAAAGATTGTTTGATGCGAGCATATCTCCACCACCTGTGATCGATTGCCATGAACAAGTACCATCTCCATCTTCTCTTAGATATTTAGTTCCCCCTACTTCTCCAGTAGATTTAATTTCTGTACCTTCTATGTCAACGTATGCACCATCAACTGCTGTACCTTGCCATGTACCAGTAGTTACAGTTCCAACGGTAGTAACATTTGCAGAACCCTGGTATCCGTCTTTTAATCCATCTGGGGTAACTGCTCTTGTTGCATCTGCACCAGTTGTAGTTTCTGCTGTGGTTGCAAGTTCTACCTTTCCTTTTGTAGTAGAGTCCGCATCTGGTACTATGTTTTTTAGGTCTGATACTAATACGTGTTTATCAGATCCATTGGCATTATCTGTTGTATCAGATACATCTACTATGTATAGTTTGTCACCATCCGCAGGTGTGCCACCTATGTCTGGTTTTTCTGTTATGTTTGCCATATTTTTCCTTTATTAATTAATTATCCCATAAATTCCATACTTGTTCCGTCCATAAACTCTAAATCATTTCCTGCCATATCATCAAAGTTGCCATCAGCCGTCGCCGCTCCGCTTCCTGCTGTTAGTAATTCAAAGTTTCCATTGCTATTATATTGACCCTGCACAGCAACGTATGTACCAGGGTTGTTAATGTCCTCTGCCACTATCACCATTTGTGCTGGGCCAGCAATCCGTGTAACCAGCTCGCCATCAGAGTTGACAAGTATGTTTCTATAATTACCAGCAGCATCAATCCCCATTATTCCCTCTCTGGGTATAACAGGTGAGACATTCTTGTCTGCGGATTCATTCTTTAGTCTTTGTAGTGTTAGTTCTGTTGCTGTTTTAGTCATTATCTTCCAAATAGGCTTTGAATAATATTTCTACCAGCTGGGACACCAAGCGACCTTGGAACCTGGGACTTTATGGCTCTTTTTATTGGATCTTCAGCTATTCTTTTGCCAGTTCCCTGTGCAAACTTAGCTAAGCTAGGCTTGCTAATGCTTTTCACAAGCTGTGGAGCTTGAGAAGCTGCTCCTAATATACCAACAATGGGGCTCCATATAGCTGTTGATCCAGCCGCTGCCATTTTTGCTGTGTTGGCCAAAACATCATCCATTGATTGTTGCGCCAGTTGTTTTTGTAATTTCAAACCATTGTCAATGATTGCTGATTTCCATGCGTATCTTTCTGACATTTCTCTTAAAGCTGCTTCTGTTCCATCAATTTCCTTAATCATTGATAGGGCTGCCCATCCAGCTTCTGCTCCAGAAGCAGAGTTAACGGCCGACTTAACCTTCCCAGCCTTGGTAAAAACTCCATTCATGGCATCTTTTTTGAAATCATAGAGCTCTAGTGGTGATATGTTATCTGGTAGATGCTCTTTGGCAAACTCTATGGCAGCGTCAGTTATTTTGTCATTACCAGCCTTGGACCTATTGTTTTCAACAATCTCCAGTAAATCTGTCTTTTTGAAAACCCTGTCGCTTTCTTTTAACACTGGAGCCATTTGTTCTTTGTAAATTTCCCCAATTTGTTTGTCCATTTTAATATCGCCATTAAATCTCCAGTTGCCAAACTTATCCTTCGATTTTCTCAACAAGTCGTCCGCATCAATTCCAACTTTTTTTGCGCCATCATTAACGTTTTCATATAATTTCTCTAATGTTTGCCTAGCCCTCTTTCCAGTGTTGGCATAAAAAGTATTTAAGTCATCGGCTCCGATTGGGCCCTTTTTTGCAAATTTATCTTTAATCTTTTTAACAACCTTCCCGCCAGCTTGAAGCGCCTTGTCTATGGTGTAGCTAAGAGCCGCTGTCTCAGCCCCCTCTTTAAGTGGCTTTAGTCCAGCCTCGATTGGGAGATCATCTTGTCTCCCGGTTAGGTCTTGATATGACTCTCTAATTGTTGCTGTTCCAGCCCTAGCGGCCCCCGTGGTGGCGGCAGATACCCTTCTTGCCCCCTCTGGCCCCCCAGTGGCAAAACCAACTAGGTTCCCCAGCATTCCAGCTCCGGCTTCTAGCGCAAATCCGCCAACCCCACCAGCTATCTCTACTCCCTTTTGAAGTTTGGACTTTGGCTTCTCTAGGTTTCTATATTTGCTTACTATAGCTCCCTGAGCTGTTTTTTGAGCAAATGTGCCGGGCTCTTCAGCCGATATTCTTCTCATTTCCTCAATTTTATTCATCTCGTCTCTGGTTACCCCTTTTGGAAGCTCTTTCTTTTTAGATAGCCCAGCTTGAGAGAAAACATCACTCATGTCTTGTTCTGTTGGAGGGTTATCCCCAGTAAATTTAAACTTTTTGCCAGTTTCCTCATGGGTTATTAGGTAGTCTGTCATTTTATAACTCCTCCCATTTTCCACCACTTTTTGTTGACCCAGACTTAGCTGATTCTTCAGCCTTACCGGCTTCTAAAACCATTGGGTCATCTATGCTTATTCCTACACTTGTGGATAAAATCTCGTCAAGGTCTCGCCACTTTTTCTCAGCATCTTCTTGAGAATCAAACCTGCTTGGAAGAGCGTCCATGATTCTCATTGCGTCAGTGTCGGTAAGAACTCCGGTGTCGCCAGTAATGCCCTTAAGAGTGGCAACCAAAGATTTTCTCTTGTCTTTATAAATCTTCATGGCAGATGGTTTGTTAACCAGCCTTCTTCCAAATGAGCCAATGCTTAAACCAAGCCCCCCAAGAATACCCTGGCTTAAATCATCCTGATCACCTTCTTCCCCCTCCCATAGTTCTTTCATTTGGGATAAAGACTTTAGTGTGATTACATCATCTTTTCCAAGCCACTCGTTTAATTCTAGTTGTTCTCCAGCTTGGATTTTAGCTAATAAATCTCTTGCCCTAGCTCCCCTTTCTTTTTCTGTTTTTCCAAGCCACACCTGGGTTCCAAGTTTTTCTCTGATTGCAGAAACAGCCTCTCCGTCTGGGAGATTACTATAAAGAGCTGTTCCCATTTCTTTCATCTCAGCGTCACTCATTCTTCTTGGCTCATCGAGTATGTTGCCCTGCTCATCATAAATGCTTAAACCCTTCATGTTGGCTTCAAGTTCTTGTTCTCTTAGGGCTATTTGAGTGTCAGCCAGTTGTTGTTCATAGGCATCTTGTTGTTTTTTAAGAGATGTCATCTGACTTAAAACTTCCAAAACATTCTTTTGACCATATTCATAGTCTGCAGCAGCAAACCTATCAGCCGCCCCCATCCCCCTAGAAATTGTCTCTGTTGGGCTCATGCCCTTGGGGAGTTGGGAGGTGTCTCCAATCATAGATGCTGTTTCTTGCTGCCCTGGTTTTAGTTCGCTAACTTTTGATGAGAGCCCCTGTGCTTTTTCAAGCTCAGAGTTTAGTCTCTCTGCTAATGATTCGTATGTAATTTCTTCTGCCATATTATTTTGTCCTTATAAAACCCACAATTGATGGGTCATCTAGTCTAATTTTTCGATTGTGCGTAACTCTCTTATCCCAGTTCCAGTTGGATTCAGTGAGGGTTGCGGTTCCATCAGGGTTAATTTTATTTATTACAGCTACATGTCCCCACTTGGTTCCAGGGTCGATAATAACAGTGTGTCCTGCCTCTGGGGCATCCTCTCCTGGCTTAAATCCGTGTCCACCTGCTCTATATCTTTCAATCGACTCCTTCTTCTGTTTAATTGTATCTCCAACAGTCCATCTACTTCCGTTTTCTAACTTCACCACATTTTGAGCATAAACCCCACAGTGCCCACCCACGGTGCCTTCTGGAACAGAGGTAATATCTTCTCTTGAGAGGTCTCTGTTGGCATAATCAATTTCTATGTTTGCTGTTGGAGTTAAACTATCTGCTTGAGGTGCGTTGGCTTGGTGCACAGCCACCTCATCCTGTGGGTCTGGTAGTTGTGCCAAAAGAGCGTTAATTGTGTTGTGTTTTTGTTCCATCTTGGCAACCGTCTGTTTTTTAGCCCCAAGCATTGCGCTAACTGGACTCTGGTCGTTCTTAAATGCCTCAAAATCGGATCTAAACTCCGGAACATCTATCTGTGACGGCTCTGGCCTTATAGACTGATTTTCCTGCCCCTGGTATTCTGATAAGTCTTGTTTAAAGTTAAACGCCATATTGATCCCTAAATGCTCTGTCTAATTTGTTTTGTTCAATTAGCTCAGATCCTCTTTCATATTCACCGCGCTCTGTCCTGTCAATTGCGGCTAGTTTCTTTGAAAGATCTCTTTCTGCTCCCTCCATACCTCTGTTATAGTCAAACTGAGTGTCTTGCCCTAGTCTTCTGTATTTGCTTGTAATATCCTCAGTGTTTCTTTCACTTTGTATTTTACCAAGTCTTCTATCCTCATCCCTTAAGGCTTGCCTGTATGCAAAAACTCTTTCCTTTGGATCAACAATATTAACTTTTCTCTCCTCAGCTACCTCTGCCTCTTGCCTTTTTTGGATTCCAGAACCAAGCATGCCTCTTGAGCTTGCTGCTTGAGCAACTTGCTTTTTTTCTTTTTCTGAAGCTAGGGATTGTTGTTTTCTAAACTCAATTTCTTCTTTGCGTTGCTCTGAGTCCTCCATGTCTTTTTTCTTGAGGAAGTTGGCAATATCTTCTTTTTCTCTGCCAGTGAATTTTTCAAAGTCATAGGGAACCCTGCCAATTCTCTCTTCCAGGGTGTTGGCCACCTTAGCAAAAAAACCAGCCCTGGCTGTGTCGTCTGTGCCAAGAGCAAACTCAAATTGCTTCTTTAAAAATTTAGTAACAAAAGCAAAGTCGCCCTGCGCCTCTTCTTTGAGATCATCAATATATTTGTTGATTTTGTCATAAAGACCCCGGTCTTCTGACTTTACTTTTTCTTTTAGATCTTCTGTTGCCATAATTACTTTCTAAAATATAAATGCTCCTCCACCGCAGTATGATTGACCACCTGTTGAGGTGCTAGCTGATGGGCTTGTTGTTCCAGATATACTACATGATTCTATTCTAATACGACCCACCCCTGAGTCACCGCCTTTTTCTGAGCTGGGTGTTGCTGCTCCCCCAGTAGCCCCAGAGGCAGTTATCTTGCCTGATCCAGCGTTAAAATACTGTGATTTAATCAAGATGCTTCCTCCAGATCCAGCCCCACTAGCAACTAAATCATCGGTGCTGCCGATATTCTGCCCGTCAAGACCATTGTTTCCATTCGCCCTAAGCTCAGTAGATGTGCTAATAGACTTAGCATAAACCACTATAATTCCACCACTATTTCCACCAGTTTTTCCAGCCCCACCAGTTCCTCCTCCACCAGCTCCACCAGCTCCTCCAAAAGTAAGAGTTGAAAGGTTTGCCGCCCCAGTTGTTAATCCGCCTTTACCTCCGTTTGGCTTACTGTCGCCTCCGTTTATGTGATCCTGTCGCTGTCCATTTTCGCCAGAGCTACCATGTCCTCCACCCGCACCACTACCATCTCCGCCTGTGCTTACACCATTTGCACCACCACCACCGCCACTACTATTAGAATCTTGCAAGTTTTGAGAAGCTCCAGACGTATTTTCTCCACAACCTGCTCGGCCCTCAAATGATGTATTACCTACTCCACCCCTATATCCTTTGCCATTCGCATTTATTGTTCCTGAAAACACCCCATTACAGGCTATAACAAAAAGTCCTCCAGTGTCTCCGTTCCAGGCGGGGATAGTTAGGCTACCAGACACACCAGTGGCTTGTGGAACAACAACTACCTGGGCTTGTGAATCTCCTGAGTCAGAATATGTATTCTCTAGGGGATGTACTAGGCTTATTGTTCCAGCCACGTAACTGGCAATGGTGTTATCCTCATATTTACCAACATTAGAGCCACCCCTTGACTGGTGGATAAAAATTCTTTGCCCCGCTGAGAAAGAGGCATTTGTAGCTGTTAAGCTAGTAGACCCACTTGACCCAGAGCAACTAGATCTAATTTGTGTATAAGAGCTAAGGTTAATAGAGCCGTCAGCTCCGTTTCCCAGCCCGAGAAATCTAGCCATTATTTTTCCTTTTTATATTCAATTACCATTTTAGCCTCATAGCCAGGCTCAACCGCAGTTCTCATTCCGCTCATATCTCCGCCAAGCTCATCTGGTAATCTTACTTCTTCAGTGAAAGCCTTCATGTGCATAGCACAAGCATCTTTTCCAGATGGTTGAACGACTTCAACTGCCTCAACTTCTGTCTCGCAGAAGTCGCATACTCTATATTCGATTGTTTTTGTTTTCTTTGCCATTTTATGCCTTTATGGTTACTGTTATATCTGCACCTGCCGTGCTACTTCCTACCTGATCGATGTCCAGTGTGAGAACATCGCCCTCAGCTATTGATGTGGTGTCAAAACTTGTTTGAGTTCCACTTGTTGCTGATGCCGCAATTGTAGCCCTATTAGCCTGTGTTGTATTCCAAATAGAAGTTCCATTCTTGTTTATATCAACAATGATTGAAGCTCCCATGGGTGCTGTCTTTACATTCACATAAACCTTGCTTATGGTTAAAGCTCCTGTTGCTACCAAAAGAGGTGCAACGCTTGTTCCTGTGGTTAGTGTTCCTGTTACTGTAAATACTAACCCCTTTGGAATTGCTTTTGAGTTAATGCCATCATGATCGTGTCCAGAAGAGGTATCAAACGCTAGCTTGCTTTCCTCTATTCCGGCATCGCTGGCCATATTGTCGTTATCTAACGAGGCAAGAGCGTTGAAAAGAGCGTTTTCATTAGCGTTGTTCTCATCTGGATTAATTGTTTCTCCATCTGCATATGTATATTGTCTTGTTGGTATTGCCATAAAATCCTTACTTTATTTTTTTCTTTTTAATAGCCACGGTAAACGGATAAAGCGTTACTGGCTGACTATTTCCTGTATTTTTAAATCTAATCATCAACTGAGAACTTCCTATTTTAAAAGCAATTTTATCTTTTACCTCAGTTGTTCTCGACCACGTATCTGTGCCCCACTTGGCCGTATTCCACACATTTCCTTGTTTTAGGTTTTTAGAATCTTGATAAGTAAATGTTGTGCCATCTAGGGATGTGTAGATGTCTAAATCATAATCCCCACTTCCTTTTGCTCCGTATTTCATAAACCTAAATGTTTTCTTCATCTCTGGTGAACCACCATCAATCATGGAACCCTTGACGTCCATATCAATGTTTCCAACCTCATCTGAGTCCCCAGTTTCCCCCTGAAGAACGTTGGTTAGCAGTGAATCCCCATAGTGAAGCTGCGGAACACCACCGCTTAAGTGGATATTGTAGCAATATGGTGTCCAGTTGGCATATGTGTACCATGGGTGAGGATTAAATGGGTTATCCAGGCTTATTCTGGTGTTAGCAACCATTGTTATTGTGTTGGTTGTTGACGATCCAGTTGGGATAGACATATAAACCTTGTTATCAAAGAATACCCCACAAATCTTGCTATAAGCAGATTTATTAATTGAGTCTATGGTGGAGTTAATGTTCTCAGAAACGATACCCATGAGTGGAACCGAGCCCTCCTCATTTCTCTTTACGCTCCTAAAACCATCATCGCTAGCAAACCACAAATCATTGCCAACCTGCACGATAGATTTGGCAGAAACACAGCCAACACTATTTGATATGCTCACCAGGTTGTTTACACTAGAGGATAGCTTCCATGCATCTGGGTTTGATCCAGACATGATATAGATAGATTTCCTTTTAAAAATTACCAAGAATTCCCCCAAGGGGTATATGCCGGTAATTGATTGTCCGTCTGACTTACCAACGTCAAAATAGTCTGTTCCCGTGGTCATTGTGTCTGGGTCTCCAAGGTTGGAGAAAAACACCCTGTTCTTATAGCTAGCCCCCCCAATGGCGGCATCTCCAGCTATAAAAAAGTAGTTTTTCCACCAAGCTGAATATAGCCCCTTTGGATAGCTTGTCCCAAGGTCTGAGACCGCAGATCCATCATATGAGTGAGTGTTGTCTGTGCCATTGGAGATATAAACCTTATTATTTGCCTGGGTAAACCATGTGTCTAGCCCCGTGGTAAAGCCAGTGTCTATATTCGTCCATGTTCCAGAGTTGTTGTACTGAAGATTTGTCGTCTCCATCCTAAGCTCTTTGGTGACTCCGGCATCTGTGATAAATGTAAAAAGCCCAACGACCGGCTCTTCCGTTGCTAGCTCATTGCCAACATAGGTATTGCCATTTCTTTTGTTTAATACCCCTTTTGAGTCGGTTATAGCATCCTGAATAAGGGTACACTCATTCTCATTAAGCTGGTCTGGCTCATCAGAGTCATTTTGACCGCCTGTAAAAGAGTTTTTCAGATAGTAGTAATAGTTTCTGGCCATTTAATTTCCTAATACTGTAGCAACACTTGATAGTTGATTTGGATTTGAGTAACCATAGTATTCTTTGGTTTTCAGCATCCTTCTTCTTGTGCCTCTTTTTCTTAATGCTTCTTCTTTTTTAGCTTCCCTCACATACCAGTTGAAGGTGCCAGCCCTAGGTCTTAGAGCGCTTCCCATGAGGGCCTCTTGCTCCCCATGCTCCTCATCGTATCCGTTGTAAATTGCAAAAGCATAAATCACCAATGCCTCGTGGTATACCTCTGGTAAATTAGCAATATCTGAGTCAGATGGCGAATCACTATCAGCGGTCATTTTACTTGGTCGAATCACATATGACATTTGGATATTGTTTGATGTGCTTATGCTTGGGGTTGGGTTAACGTAAATATAGTTATTCAAGATTGAATATGTTTTTTGACTAGCTGTGTACATGTCCCTCTGCTCATATGGAACATACTGATATCTGTCTCCACCTATTTTTACCTCAATCATTCTTTTCATGTTGGATGGGACCTGGTATCTCTCTTGACCAGAAACAGTTGAGGCTGTTTTCCTGGTTCTGAGCCAGTGATAGTCATATGTATTGCAAAAAGTCAAAAGACCTTGGTTAAGCCAAGTAGTGAGATGAGCATTGTCCACCTCTGGCTCTGAGCCTATTCTTTCGTTTAAGTCTGTAAGTAGTTGGCTAAGTGTCATAATTTCCTTATTCTTCCGCCCATGCGGTTTCTATTTGATCTGCTTCGTTATAAAATATTTTGCCATCAAAAGAAATTTTCAAATCAAATGGCGAGCTGACATCAAATGGCACGCTTATGTCGTCTTCCTCTGCCCATCCTGTTTCTATAGTATTTTGATCTGTCCATGTTGTCATAGGTTATAAGTAAGCACATACTGCTCTGATTATTGTAGTTGATTGATCTCCTCTAATTGCTATTGTGGTTGTACTAGCCTGATCTGTTTTTATGTTTAAGTAATATGTGTCTTTTGTAGATAAGCTAAGTTCTTTTTCTAAATAAATAGTATCTCCAAGCAGTGTGGTGTTTCCGAGATTGTAGCTACTAAAATCTTTATCTGACTCGCTGTTGTTGGCTGTTGAAAGAGTTGAAAATAAATTTATTGGGGCGGCAGATGCTCTATCAAGTCTTATACTTGCATGATAAGAAACATCCCAAACTCCAATCGGAATATCAATACTAACCGATCCAGGGTTATACCAAGTACCACCACCAGGGCTTGATTGCGAGTTACTACTAGTATCTTCTACCAATACCTGCCATTTAGTAACATCTAATGGAAACCCAAACGGTGCTTTAAAACTTGAGAAGTAAGGTTCTGTAATCGTTCCAGTTGATAGGTCGTAATCTGTGCCACCATAGAGAGTGATTGTTGTGCTTGTAACTGCTGTAATGATGAAGTATTGAGTACCACTATCTGTAAGTTTTACCCTCATACCTGGACTATATTTGGTTGTAGCATCACTTGGCACTGTTATAACATAAGTAGGATCATCTGAGCTTGAATAAGTCCAAGTCTCCTTTGCTGGTGTCCACCCATCTCCCCCTATTGCTTGTTGTGTTTTTAAAAGTGTTTCTGTCATGGTTTCTTTTTATAGTTCTGCGTCTGCATCGATCCAGTTGCTAACAGACTTCCATCTGATTTTTGCTGGAACATTACTTGCTGATGCCCCAGCAACAGTAACCAAAACTGATTCCTTGGACTGATTACTAAATGTTGTGCTTGTTCCAGCATAAGGAGTTGACGTAGATCTAACATCAAACTCATTTCCAGACGAAGATGATGTGGTTGGAATATCTCTCTTGTTAACCTTAAAAAACCACATGGCTTCTGCAAGATTACTTGAGCCAATGAAGCCATGACTAAAAGAATATCCAGCTCCAGCACTAGTTATACGCTCATAATACCTCTGACAAGCCCTCAACTCTTCCTCAAAGCTCTTTGGTTGAAATGGTAAAGCTGTAGAACCTGCATTTAGTTGGACTTGGGCAATGTCAAGCGTTCCTGTCCAAGAGTTTTCAAGTGTGAGCCTAGCCTCTAGTGAGTCATCACCATTTGTTCCAAGCGTCTTTCCAGAAATTGAGGGTACATCAAAAGTATACGTGAATTTCTGCCATGAAGTGGTCACTGTTTGTGCGTCTCCAGCAGTATTTACATCGCTTGATGGCGAACCTCCTGTGCCGAATTTTTGTTTTACCAATGGTGTAATCTCATGTGTTCCACTATCCACCTTAGCCCAAAACGATATTGTGGCTTGATGTCCAGCAAACTTCTCAACTCCTTCTATTCTCTGATTAAGAGCGAAATATGTTGTTGTTGATGTTGTTATGGCGAATCTTGCAAAATACTTAGGATTATTTGGTACGTCTGTTTGTCCCACAGTAAATGTTTGTCGACTTACTGTTGCAGCCCAAGCAGTTGACGCTAGCCCGAGATAGAACCTATCCATCATATAATCGCCATTACTAGGATTACTAAAACTAGTCCCCCTCTGCCATACATCAAGGTTTCCGTTAATGAGAGCTTGTTGGTACAGCGATGTAGTATTGTTTAGATTAGCTTGTCGTGGTGTTATTTGTGTTTCTGTCATAGTTTTTTATAAGTAAGCACATACTGCTCTGATGATAGTTACAGACCAATCTCCATGAACACCAATTGTACTCATGCCAGTATTAAGTGTCGAATAGTTTAGATAATAACTTGTCTTACTTGATAGAGTAATGTTTTTATTTTTATAACTCTGAGCATAAACAACTAGAGTTGCACTTGCACCTCCCAATCTTGTAGCACAAGTTAGATCAGGATCACTTTCTGAGTTATTAGCAGTTGATATAGTTATTTTTAAATTAGTATCTGTTCCAACGTCGCTGTGATAAGGACAAGCGTGATAATAAATATTCCAAGATCCTATAGGAACACTTAATGAAGTTGCGTTGTACCATGTATATTGAGTTGGTGATGCAGTAGAGTTATTAGATGCAGAAGTTGTTTCTTCTGTCCATTTTTCAGTTTCTAACGGAAACCCTAATGGAGCTTTCCAGCTTGAGAAGTAAGGCTCTGTAATCGTTCCCGTAGATAAGTCATAATCTGTACCACCATATAAGGTTAAAGTGGTATTGGGATCTGAGTAGGCTACCTTGGTAATAATGAAATATTGTGTGCCTGAGTCTGTAAGTTTGACCCTCATTCCGGCTGAATATTTGTTTGTTTTGTCACCAGAGATAGTTAATGTGTAGGTGGGATCATCGCTTGAGGCGTATGTCCATGTTTCCCCAGATGCAAACCAACCACTTTGCAGAGCATCCAAAAATGTATCTGCATGATAACCATCCAAGGTATCTGCATTTCCTGCAACACTCAAGCTCTGTTGATAAAAAGCTGTTAGCACACTATCAGTTACAGGTGCGGTAGTCATTGTTATAGTTGTTCCAGATAGTGAGTAATCAGCGCTCCCACCCTTTAACAACTGACCATCTCTGTATAGCTGTAGTGTTCCTGATACGGGGGTGTTTGCCAGGGTGAATGAAGTATTAGCCCCATCAACTGTGCCAGATGGGGTTTCATCATAAACAAATGAAGTAGATCCCTGTGCTATTTCTCCAGCTGTTGTGAAGTAATCGCAAAGAATCTTGTCACCTGTCTCTGGTGCTGTAATGAATGTGACTGTTGTTCCAGAGAGAGTGTAATCATCGGTTACTTTTTGCCTTACACCATTAACATATACCCTCAGTGATCCAGTTGCTGGAGTGTTTGATAGTGTAAAGTCTGTGTTTGAGCTGTCTACTGTACCAGATGGTACTTCACTCATCACGTGAGTTGTTTCTGGGGTGTCTCCCCATGCTAAGCCGGTGGATTCACTGCTATCTGCCTTTAGAACTTGCCCATCTGTGCCAACGGGTAATCTGTCCGAGCTTGTTGAGTAGGTTTGAATATCACCTTTGGTGGTTACATCTACACCTGAAACATCAGCCCATTTAACCCCAAGAGCCTCCCCCGAGTCTGCTGTTAAAACCTGATTATTAGTGCCAACTGGGATTCTTGCGGGAGCTGAATCATATCCTTGTAAATCACCTTTTGTTGTCACACTAACTGAAGTTGGAGCATCTGCCCACTTAACACCACTTGCTTCACCACTATCGGCGGTAAGCAATTGATCGTTTGTTCCAACTGGCAAACGAACAGCATTTGAACCATTTTCTACAATTAAGTCACCCTTGGCTGTGGTGGGGGTGACATCATCAATGTCTAGGTTGTCTAAACGATAAGTCAGGGAACTTGCGTCAGTTGAGTTGGTAATCCCAACTGTCGTCTCTAGTTTTTCTATAGCATCATTTTGTGCCGACTCTAAACCTGCGTGATTAAAGTCTTTCATGTCGGTAGAAGATGTTGGATCAACAAAAGATGTTTTAGCTGTTGGGAATGTAGAAGAAGCGGGCGAGTACGACATAATAGTTAATATCGTTCCGCCTATAACATAAATAACACAACTAGGCAATATTTGCAAGTATTTGCATCTTTTTCTTCTCTATATCGGCAATTCTATTCTTGGTTTTAGCCAAGAAGAGGGATTTTCTCAATTTATATATTGGAGCATCATTCTCTTGAAGATTTAACTCTTGAGAAAACAAATCCAAGAGTTGCTTGGTTTGCTCCACGGTAACCTCATTATCATTGTCCACCAAAAGCTCGTGCAGCTCTCTTGCCATTTCAGTAATTTGCGGGTTGGTGTTATAAAACTCTTTAATTCCAAAATAGTCAATTACATATGGGACTCCATTAGAAGCCTTATATGAGAGGTGGTTCATTGTGGAATCACTTAAGATAACATCTCTATCATGTGGCGCAGGAGGACTACTGGTCGCAATCGCCTCTTGCAAGTCGCTAGTAGAAATTGGTACTGCTACTGGTTCAGACATTTTTGGTATGCTTTTATCCACTTTTCATAATGGTCTGAGAGTGTCCAGTTGTCAATGATTTCCCTCTTGGCCTTAGCCGCCATGGCATCTCTCTCATCTGGATTCTCAATTAAAAACTTAATATGTTTATAAAACTCTTCCGCATCTTTTGCTTTTAAAGCATGTTTAATGTTTTTATAAGCAGGAACATCAGAATAGACCCCAGCACAGCCGTTTAGCGAGTATTCTTGCCACTTAATGTTTGATTTACACTTATTAAACTCATCATCAACCAATGGGGCAAGAGCGATATCAAGATGAAGTGTTTTGGACTTCATTCCCCATGAATCAATGTCTGAGCCCAAATGAAACTCTCTTCTATAGACTGGTATATCCGTAAAAAAATCTTTTCCATACATTAACTGGGTGTGCTCTGATTCACTAGATGCCCCACCAGCCCCACAATAGATAAACTTAACATTATCAAACTCATCTATTATTCTTTTTATAATTGGAGCCAGGAAAACCAGGTCTTCACTATGTGAGTATGAGCCAGCCCAACCAATTCTAATGTCTCCCCTTCTTTTAATATTAACTTCTGGCCCCCACCACTTTGTGTCAATGTAGTTGGGAAGGACAACCACATTTTTATTAAACTTCCTTGCCTTTTTGGCAAGCTCCTCAGTAGTAACAGTTACCATGTCTGCGGCTTTAATAGACTCAATCATTCCCCCGATAAAGCGATCGTTGTCATCAACCTTTTCTTTATTAACTTTTTCTGTTAATAAATCGTCCATTTCATAAACCACCTTAGCCCCCTGCTTTTGTGCCTCCAGAATAGCCTGGGGGCTTATAAGCATTTGAAAAACAACCAAGTCTCCGTCTAAAGAGTCTCCTTTCCACTGTTTCGTGTTAAAGCACAAAAATTCATGGTCTGTTTTATAGTTGAAGTGCCTAGCAACAGACTGTAGTCTCCACCATGCAGAGCCAGAGGAATTAGTAAACGCTCTTATTTTCATACATGGAGCTCCCCGCTGGTTTGCAAACCAGTCTTCTTTTTGAGATTCTTTTTCATTTTCAAAACATTGTTTTTATTCTTCAGCCAGTCTTTTCTTAGGCTCTTAAACATCCCTGGAAAAAACATCATTGCATCCTTGGTGAGAAGAGTTTCTGCAATTTCAAAAATATAGGCCCTCTCTGGTAAGAACTTTCTGGTTTTATCTATGTCAACCCAGCGGGTCCATCTACCATCTTTTTTATATTTCCATCTAATTTTCATTTTTGTCTCCTTTTAATACTTCTGATAAAAATTTCCACTCATACTCATTTGGAACTTGCACCAATCTAATAAGAGATTCGCTTAGGCCGTTGTTGCAGCCATCACCATCTTGGATGTGTCCATGGCCAATTATATTGTCTAGTTCTACTGGAAAGTCATCTTTGTAATTCCAGTTGTAGTATCCATCTTCAACCACCAAGTACCCCATGGTTTCTATGGCATTTTTTGCCTCATCGCTAATCAACCATTGGGGTGCTTTAAATATTTTAACAAATGGTATTTTAGTATCTTCAAAAAACTTCTCGGCAAATTTCACCTTTGCAACAGCTAGCCTGGCCTCCATTCCCTCAAACTCTCTGGGTGCGTGTGTTAGTCCATGCACTGCAATCTCCAGCCAGCCATCTTCTACCCCGTGGCGAACTATATTAACCCATTCAGAGTATTCTGGCTTACTAATTGGGGTGCCACCCATCTCGGTGTTAAATCGAATATCCCAAGGGATAGTAAACATAGTGATTTTAAAATCTTTATATCTATCCCTAAGTTTCCTAATAACATCTAGCCTATGATTTAGGGGTCCAAAGTCATCTGCTTCAAGCGTTATTGTTTTTTTCACTATCAACCTCCATGCAGTTTATTAAATAATTTAGTGTTTTCAGGATTGTCTTCTTGCCCTCCGTGATAGAAATGGTTTATCTTTACGTCCCCATAGTGATAGCAAGGAATTCCCATTTTCATTATCTTTGCAAAAACATCCCAGTCATCCTTGCCATAGCCCACGAATCTTTCATCCCAATATCCGATTGATTCTAGGTCTTTTTTTAAAACAATCATTGAATTTCCAGTAAGAGCTCCCGGGTTGGTTTTCCTTAAACAAATATCACAGCCACCCCTCCAGTCTTGGGAATGGAAAGAACCATCTGGGTTAACATTCTCTCTGTATCCACACCCCGCCGACCCAGGTACATATGTTTTTTTAAGAGTTTGTAGTGTGTTTTCTTGCAAATAGGAGTCACCCATTACTATAAAAATTAAATCACCAGTAGCTCTCCTCAAACCATTGTTAAGATTCATTGCCAACCTCATTCCTTTGTTTGATTGCCAGAAACCTTGCACCCAATCTTTTGTGCTGTATTCTTTTATTAAATCTAGGGTTCCATCAATAGAACCGTCATCACAAATAAGCCATTCATGTGGTTTTTGACTCTGCATACTCTCCCACAAAAAAGGGAGTGTGCTCTCATGGTTGAAGGTGGCAGTTACAATAGATATTGTCATCTAGTTGCTCTCCCATAAACATATCTGCCTTTTTGATTAATGACCTCAGCGATATTCCAGGAGCAAAACTTTAGCAAAAATTCAACATCACCCTGATCATCAAAAACAGTTGGGTGGAATTTAGTTTTACTCTTAAGTGGTACACTAAAAATTAGCTCATCGCATTTTAAGTTGTTAAGAAAAAACTTTGGATCTTCCAGGTGCTCAATTGTTTCCAAAGAGACACAGACATCACACTCTGGTAACTCATCTTTGTTAAAATCAGCTTGAATATAATTAACTCCATCAACTTTATCAGCAAAAGAAATATCTTTATCAGCACCCGCTATTTCTTTAGCTCCCCATGATAACATTCTCGTTCCATAGCCGGTTCCACAGGCCGCATCCAAGACTTTTTTGTTTCTAACAAACTTCATCGCATAAAAATAACGCTCAATATGATCAATGAGTGTTTCATAATCACCATCAGATGTTTTTGCGGTTTTAAAATCTATTCTTTCGAGTAATGGCATATGGTTTTCTTTTTTAAATCCGTTTTTGAGCTATTCTACAGCCTTCTCTTGAGTAAAAAGTGTTGATTTTTCCTCTTTTCTACGCTCAAAGTAGTCTTTGTACTTCTTTTTTTGCTCTCCCGTGCCATCTCTGTGCCTAATAATGTGTTTTGGATAGTAGCACGGCATATATCCAGCCCTTGCAAAGGCGGTTGATGCTTCTAAGTCCTGATATCCATGAAGAGTCATGTCCTTCCATCTAAAGTCATCGTATGCTTTATGGTCAATTGCGGCAAAAATACCACCAATATGTTCAGTAATCTCTATTAGATCGTCTCCAATAAGAGCGCTTCCAATTCTTAGAGCTCCTCCTGGGTTATCAATTAATCCCTCAACATATGGAGAAATATAAATCAAATGATTTGTCTCCCACATTTTCACAACATCAGTCAGCCATCCATAAGTAATAAACTCAACATCGTTGTCAATTTTAATAATAATGTCATATTCGCTGTAAGACTTAATAAGATCAATTAAGTCATTGCTTGCCTTGGCAATCCCAACATTCTCTGCATACTCAATTACATGCTTACAATCAACAGTTTTTAACCACTTGGCTGTGCCATCTTTTCCATTGTCTGCACAAAACCAATCAAACTCATAACCAGCGGTCTCTTTCATTTCTTCATATGTTGTCTTTGAGTAGCTCAGTCTGTCGTAGTGAATTGTGAAAATTGCCACCTTGGGTTTTTTATAGCTCCCAAGTCTAATCCTACAATCAACTGGATCAAAGGTTGGAACATAGAGCTTTCCCAGGATGGGATGATGATACATTGGTGTTTTAACTCTTTGAGACTTGGTGTTGTCATGCATGTAATAATCAAATGTAACTTTTTGCAACCTCTTAAATTTATATCCAGCTTTTGCAATTCTTACAAACAAATTCCAGTCAACAAACTTTGGTAGAGACTCATCCCATCCACCAACATAGTCAATGGCCTCTTTTCTAATCAGGGCAGAAGATGTATCTATGTAGTTTTTTAAAGAAAGGAGTTGTAGATCAAATTCCTCAGAAACGCCCTTCTCATTATTGGGCATAAACCACATCTCTCCATAAACAACATCATAGCCCTTCTCAATCTCTTCTATTAAGTTTTTTATCGCATCTGGCCTTAGTTGAACATCATCATCTAAAAACAAGACATATTCTCCCCTTGCCTTTGACAGCCCAAGGTTTTTTGGCAGGGGATCGCTACCAGAGTTCTCCTTGGTTTTTAAATACTTAATTTTCTTATCTTTAATAGACTCAACATACTTCCTAGTGCCATCAGTAGAGCAATCGTCAACTATGATGTGCTCGTAGTTGGTGAAAGACTGTTTTTGTACTGATTTTATGCAAAGGGGGAGAAAATTTTTAGACCTATTAAAAGTTGAAGTGATGATTGAAACTTTAGGCATATACTGCACTTATAACACAAAACGCTACATAAATCAAAAAACCCCCACAGCACTTGGCTATGGGGGCTTATATTCAACAGTTAAGTTTAAGCTGAAGCAGCGGATTCAATGGATACCATGTAGTCGTTGTTCAAGATTGCAGTTGCAAAACTTGTCTTCCAACCCACATCTGCATAGAGCTCTAGTGAAGAGTTCTTTGAAGGATTGTGTACGATGGTTCTGATGTTTTGAAGATCAGATACTCCAAAAGCTTCCTCACCGAAGATGAGGGTTTGGTAAACTTCAGTTCCTGCGGAACCAGAGTTTGTCAAAACTGGAGCATTGCTGGAGCGAAGGAATTTCACACCATACATTTCACCAGTTTCACCCTGCCAGATTCGGCCTACACCTTTTTCAGTGTATTGTGAAGCATTTACCCATGAGTCATCACCCTGCAAGTCGTATTCGACATTTGGGTGAACAACAGCTACGAACTTACCACCAGCTTTGCTGTGGGGCATAGCGTTGGCAGCTCTAAGAGTTCTAACAGCTTTTCTAACATCTGCAATTTGCAAAATGTCTGTTGCTGAAATAGAAGTTCTGTTGGCAACACCAGAAGCGTATAAAACGTTTGTGGTTGATGCAACAACGTCTCTTACAACGGTGTCAACAGTTAAACCTGCTTGGTAACCCAAGAGTTCAACGGCTGAGCTAATAACGTTGTCGAAAGCGGTTAAGCTCAAAACATCGGTAACCTGAGTTAGGTCTCCGTATTGAGCTAAAACTGCTGACACGGTAACAGCGCTGATTCCTCTTGCTGTTGGATCTGTTCCCTCTGTTAGAGCAGAACTTTGTGCTGGCATGTTGGTATATCTGGTCCAGTAAATTGTTTTACCTTCTCCATTTGGAATAGTTCCAACACGACCAATTTGTTTGTATACCAGTTCTTTCTCAGCCCTTTTAAGCAGTCTCTTGTCATAGTAGATCTGCATGACTGGAGAAAGAGTGGTTGTGTTTGTTAAGGCCATTTTCTTTTTCCTTTAACTAATTTAATACTATTACCTCGCAGAAGCTGGGATACTTAAGACCTCTTCAAGTTCCTCGATGGTCATCTTGGAGTAGTCTGTATCGTCTCCCCTCCTGGCATTAGAGGCTGACTCAGCAAAGGCACGTTTATTTTGCTGTTCTTTTTCAGTTCGCCTAGAAGAAGCATTAACCTTTTTACTAAGACGATCATAATTAATGATCTTCACCGCTTGAGACAACTCAATTTGTGGATTTCTTTCCATCAAGTTAATTGCCTGGTCAAGCTCATTGTTGCTGATCTCTGGGAATTGCTTTTTAATTTTTGCAATTCTTTGCGAGGCTTCATCAACCTTAGCTCTTTGTAATAGCGGTGATAGCTTTTTATTTAATTCTCGATCGAGCAATTGTTGTAAAACACCAACTGCCTCTCGTTGTTCCTTTGGAAGGTCATCGAATGGGTCCTTCTCTTCTGGCTTAGTTGACTCCTGAATCTTCTCCACCATACCGCGCAGTTCTTTTAACTCCTGCATGGTTGGATTCATTTTTGATTCCAAGTTTTTATAAGCATCAACAAGATCATCGACAGAATCAAAATTCTTGATCTCTGCTAATTCATCAAAAGCAGATTTTACCTGCTCTTGTTCTTCAGTTTGTTTTGCTGACTCGGTCTCAGCCCCGACTGCTTTCTCTATTTCAGCAATTTCATTTGCTGGTGTAGGAGCTTGGGCATCGATTGTTGAATCTGACATAACTTCCTTTCAGACGTGCGTAGTGAACTGATTGCAAAGGATCGCCAGACGGAACATATCTATAAAAAGCTATCCTCTGCAAACAATTCACTACTTATTTTTTAATACGCTTTCTTTGAGTTTCTGCACGTTTCCTCCATTGGGAGACAATGTCCTCAAAGAAATCTAAACCATCTATAAGCCCGCGATTATATCGCAAGTCCTCAATGGTTTTTGAGCCAAGCGCCTCTGTGGTTGCTTGCTCTTTTTTTAAAACCAATCTCTCATGGATTAGTTTATAAACCTCACTAGCCACCAGTTCTTCGACCAGTCGGCCACGGTGGAGGTTTTTTTCTACTAACGATTGTTTCATTTTAAGCTGTATCTTTAACTCCCCTATTGAGCTCAATGCCCTCCTGCATTACGCCCTGAGAGTTTCTATCAGAAACACCAGATAACGCAGCGGCTCCACCTGGAACGTCACTAATTGGTGTTTGATTTCCTCTTTGCGGAGCGGTTGCTGTTTCATCTGTTAAATTTAAAAGCTTATCAACGTTTTTCTCGTTACGAGACTCAAAGACTCGTTTTTTAAGCTCAATCTGATTGACATCTGGGTCTCCAGCAAAAAGCTGGTACATTTCCATTGCCTGTTTTCTCTTGATAGCATCGTTTTCTTCAAGAGTTGAGCCAGATTGGACTCTAATATCAAAGTTATCATATAAATCCTGTGGTTTAACATTCACCCACTCTATACCAGTGTCCCCAACGATTCTAATTACCTTTTCTTCCGTAATAAATTGTTTATTCAACGAAGACATGAGTTCTCCCATTCTTCTCACAGCGGCCTCAATATTCATCATTTTTAACCTGAGTCTTGAGCTTCCAGCCTCCTGCATTAGGGCAATTCCGGTAGCAGTCTCATTTGCCATTGCATCTGATGCAACACCCTTTGTGTAGTCAGTAATTCCAGTTGTTTGTTGAATATCTGCCTTAATAAGAGTTTCCTCTCTGTATGACGAGTTTGGAACCTCTGGCATAAGAATTGGTTGCACCCCGTTAATATCATCTGTGTGAACAACCCCTCCAACATCGGAAACAAGCTCATCTTCGTCTACATTGGCAGCATTTTCCACAATCCACATCCTGTTAAGAATCATGGATGCATTATCCATCCTCTGATTCCTCATGTCATTTAGCTCATATTGCAAAGTTTCAATCGGCTCAATTTCTCCAATTCCAAGGAATTCCTTTGGAACAGACTGGTCGACCAGGCGGATAAATGGCTTCTTGCCATGTTGGTTTGGGTTTGATTTCTCTTCTCTAATCACAAATTTTCTATTCGCCAGGGTGACAAGCCTATTATCTTCCCAATATTCAATAAGTTCTATGTTGGACTCATTTGTGCCCCCACTTCCATAAGCCTTGGGGTCTGATGAATTAACAGCTGACTGTCTCTCTGATTTATCATTTTCGCCCATGTACATCTTGTCAGCAAAATCTTTTAAGAGATTAACGTTTTTGTAGATACCTTGTTTTTGTAAGTCCACTAAGTAATCATATGATCGATATGTTCTGTGAGCCACCCACGCACAGCTGTCTATGTCATATCCATTTGGGTCCCAAAAGAAATCATATAGATCAACCAACTCAGCTGATGGGCAGTCTTTAACAACCTCTTCAGCCTCAACTTTTTTAAATCCCATCTCCTCAAAATCTTCATCAACCGCAACCTGCTTCTCAATCATTCTAGTTTTCTTCTCCCACGACAGCTTCATAATGGATGTTCCATAGATTAGGGCTTGCCTAATAAAATCAGGCATAATCTGTTCCATTTCCATGGTATCCCACTCAAAATCAATTATCTTTGCCTGAAGCATTGCATATAGCGAATCTTCCTTCTCTCTTGGAAGAACATCAATTTGTGGTTTTGAAGAAACAAGTCTTGGAACTATGGTTTCAATTGTGGAAAAAGCGTATGGCACAAAGATGTTTGCCTGCCATGGATAATTCTTTTTTTCCAGGTAGGTCCTATATAATTTATAGTACCTGTCCCATTTTTGTTTAAATGGCTCCCTCCATGTGGAAGAAGTAGATATTTTTTTGCTAATTTCCTTAGCTATTTTTTCATTACGAACGGAATTTAAGTTTTTAGCCATAGCTTTGCCATAATTCCGTCTTATAAGAATAAATACCACATAAAATAAATAAAATCAAGCTAGAACCCCCACCTACTTGATGTTGAGTATGTTAGTTTTTTCTTCCTTGGCTGTCTCCTCATGGGCTTCGAACCCCGATGGCTCATTGAAAAATAGCGTATCATATCCATTGCGTCATCATCCTTTTTATAGGGGACCTCCATTACCTTTCCATCGGTTTTTCTTTCCATCCATCTGTACTTCTCCATCTCATCTGCCACCCAGTTTAGATCCCTATTAAACATTAGTGTTGGTTTTCCAGTGTCTTTTCTAATCTTCAAAAGCTCCGCCACCTTGCTTATTCCATGCTTAACACTATCTCTCCCCTTTTCAACTGGGGAAAAATTGACCCCATATTTTTTCAGCTCCTCAATGCTCATTGGCTGGGCACTATCTGCCACTGGATTGTTTATATATCTACCGGCATCTTTTACCAAGCAAACATTGGCAATATCATATTCTGTAAGCCCCTCTTGATAGAGACCATCATACATATAAATCTCTTTCATGTCTGGAGAAATGGCAAAATAGCCCAGGGCGGTTTTGTGGCTAAATCCAAAGTCTAAAGCCCTGCTAAACGTCCAGTTGGTGCTAAACTTGTCAAAGGGAACATCTACCATGTGGGTTTCACGTGAAAAGTCCTTATAGATGAGACCCACCAGCTTTCTAAACTCCCCCATGATTTCCTGGGCAAATGAATCCTCATCCATCTCGGCCTTCATCATCTCAATCTCTTCCTTATCAATGTAGGGATTGTCATAGGTTGTAAAGTGAAAGTAGTTCACATCATCATCCCTAAACAGCTTATATGCCCCATTAGGAACAAAGTTGTCTGCCAAATGCTTAAAATGATTGAAGCCATTGGGGGTTGAAATAAACCATGCATCAGCCTTGGAGTCAGCAAGTGTTGGTCTAAGGATTTTCCAAACCTCATCCCACCTGGCAAAGAAGGCAACCTCATCAAAAATCGCCAGGTCAATCTTCACACCACGCAAAGAGTCTGGGTTATCTGCGCCCTTCAAACTAATCTTGCTTTGGGTTTTGAGAATAACGGTTAGGTCGGTTTCATTCCACTTAAGCACCAATGATTTGGGGATAAACTGCTTAAGCATCTCCCACACAATCTGCTTGGCCTGTTTGTAGGTGGGGGCTATGTACCAAATCTGTTTCCCGGATTGTCTGGTGGCAAAATCCACCATCTTCAGGGTTACCAACATGGTCTTCCCCGCCCTACGTCCGGCATTAATTACCTTGTATCTGTGGGGGTCATCCCAAACAGTTGTTTGCCAGTTGCTTAGTGAAACCTTCATTTTTTACCAAAATAGCACAAAAATCCCAAAAACGCTATTGACACGGGCTTTTGTTATGGTTTAGAACTAGGTAATACACGTAGGGGGGCGCGAGGAAACCACCCCGCCCATACCGCGACATAGATCTTTAAAATGGATATTGGGGAGGCCGTAAGAAGCTTGCCATGATGACGAATTACCGAGGAGTCCAACAGGAGGACATTTGGTGGAAAGAGCAATCGACTAGGGGATCGCTCCTCCTTTCCTAGCACCATCCGCCAAATCGCACAAAGGCAGATATCCATTATAACCAAACAGATCATATTATTTTTTCCATCAGGCATGGAGGGGAACTTTGCGGGCATTTGTTAAAATCCCCCCCTCCCCCAAACATCGCCAAAAAAATCCCCACACCTCGCCCTGCGCCTGATACTCGGGCGAGCACGTGGGGGTTTGGCGGTTGGGGGTGTTGGGAGCTGGGGTTTTTTGTGTTGGGGGGGGCTTGGGTGTGTCCTATAATAGTTCGAAAATGAGTCTGGTGTGGGGGGAATGGTATCTATATATTAATTATATCTACACACTTGGGGGGTATACCCCACTACCCACACATAATGCGTATATATCAACTATTTCTTCTTGGAAGATTTAACAATAACCAAAGACTGCAAACTGTCAGACTCCATCTGCACATGTTGTGCTTCTAGATTGGGCATAACCTTGTCTAGCAGGATTTTAGAAGCTTGGATTTTATCTCTGTTACTTGAGTTAGGAGATTTACTTAAATAAAGCAAGTTCTTGATTAAGTATGGTGTAAACTTGGTTATAGCAGTATATAACCCCTGTCTTGAGAAAGACTTACTAGTATCAACCCCATCAAGCCTATTATAAGCGTCGGGGAGTTTTGGGGCGTTTTGGGCGTCCTCACCTCTGGGGGAGACGTGCTTATAAGCCTTTATTTCATCGTCGATTTTATCTTTTGGAGTGTCTGCAAATACTGTTTTTAGTTTTGGCATGTTATAGGCTACTGTAAGTCTCATAATAATAACACGCTTTCAAGCACAAAAAAAGAGGCTGATTGTGTCAACCTCTCTTTTGAGCCTGGCGAATTGTTGAGCCTGGCGATTTTTTGAGCCTGTGGTGAGCTTTTAGCGAACCTAGTAGTTGCTTCTATCGTTTTGATTCCAAAGTGTGAAGAACAACACTAGCACAATTATTGCGATTATCATTTTGTTAGCCACCTTTCAAATACTTTGTATGGTTCTTGTTCATGTTGGAGTTTGAAGCGTTGGGCGAATTGTTGAGCCTGGCGGATTCTGCACTCCTCTTGCTTCTTCTGCTTCTCATCCTCTAACCACTTTGTGTAGTCGGCTTTTTTCATTTTTCCAATCTTTCTTTTCTATCTTTTACTTGTTGCCAGTCCACCATGTAGCCTCGTGGGGTTTTAATGGTTTGGATTAGTCCGATTCTGGCATACTGATATACTGTTGAGTATGCTATGCCTAAATACTTTGCAACCTCTGTTAGGCTTGTTGCGTATTCTTTACCCTCATAGGTAACTATTGTTGGCTTTGTCATTTTGTTTATTCCTTCTCTATAATTTGTATTGAGTATTCTCCTTGTTTAATCATCTCTTGTGCTTGTTCTATTGCTTCCTTGTCTGTTTCTGCCACTGGATCATAATCTAGGGCTATGCTAAGTGTGTATGTTTTCTCTGTCATTTTGTCCTTTCTAAAATGGTAGGCAAGATGCAAGTTCTATAACCTGTGTTACTCTGCCTTGTTGCTGTAATAACTCAATACGAGTCAAGCGATATTTTCTTTTATAGTGATTGATGGTGTCAATCATTGTCTCTATGGTTTCACCGCTTTCAATATATTGGTTACCTTTATTTGAATAAAAAAATAGTTGGAATGAGTTGTTTTTAAGTTTTAAGTTGTCTATTTTCATTCTTCCCTTTCTGACCCAGATAGGCCATAAATTACTAGCTCATTATTTTCACCGTCAAGAATAGCAATCTCTCCATTTGTTCTAATTGTGTTTAATTCTTCATCACTTGCAAACATGATTTTTGCATCTTGTCGATATACTTTAAGATAGCTTATAAGTTCTTTTACTGTCATTTTGTCTCCTCTAGTAGGCTAATAACAAAGCCATATATCTCCTGTATTGCTATATATTGAGCAATGCTAAGAATATTGTCTTTGGCTTCGAGGTCTTGCACTGCCTGATCTATGTACCCAGTAAAATAATTACTTGAGTTTAGCCATGATGTGAGATCATGTGTATAAACATATACCAAACTATCAACTATCTCATGCTGAATAGAATCATCCTCTGTTGTGAAGTCATCATACTCAATCATCCTCTCCAGAATGCTGTTATATGTTGAGAAAATCCAGTCATGGGGAAGCATACCTTGATGAGTTTCATAGACTGATTTTTTTAGTTCTTCTGAGGCTGTGGGTCTGAGTACAACTATTGTATCTTCCCCTCTTTGCTTGGTCTCGAATTGATCGAGATATTTTTTTATTAGTTTTTGCATATTAACTCCTTTATATGCTTATTACTATCTGTATATTCTCATGTATTTACATGTTTGTCAATACCTAATTATCTATGCAAAAACAACTACGGATTTAATCAAAACCCACATATATATAGTATAGAACACAAATATACATCAACAATAACAAATAGACGAATAGAAGCGTCTATTTTTTTTATTCAAATTCACCCTATTAAGCAAATTGCAAGCAAGGTTCGCGCGCGTATCTAATCATCACAAAAAAGTAGGGAGAAGATTTTCTTTTGGAAAAAACTTCTTCCCTACTTAATTCTTTTTTATATATCTATCAAAGATAAAAAAATAAAAAACTATTTATTGATGTTGAAGAATGGGTCTCCATTGATCAATAAAAGCTCTGGTTCAACCTCATATTTATCATCAGCCGACTTAACTTCCTTTGAGACAGCCTTTGGAGGGCTTGCTACGACCTCATATCGGGTTTGTTTGCCCTCACCAGTTCTGGTGATGCTCACATCATAGCCTCTTGGGTCTCCGTAGTCCTCATTCTCTGTGTACATCTTAAGAGCCTTCAAGATTGTCTTTTGGGTTACTTGCCACACCTGAATGGTTTTGGCATTATAGTTATAGACTTTAACAGCCATAAACTGCTTAACTCCATCTGGGCCAACCTCGCTCTGGTCATACTCTTGGTCGAGAGAGAATCTCTTTGGCTTTCTTGCGCCAGCTTCGTCCTCCAACCATGTTTCATATCCAAAGCAGGGCTCACCAAGGATGCGAAGCTTTGTTGCTCCTTGTCCTAGTTTGGTGTACCTTGATGGGGTCTCGGTTTGTACTTCTTCTGGAAAAAATGACATTGTGTCCTTTCGTATATTTTTATATTTTGTTTGTTTGGTGTGTTTTGCGTGTTTTACATATGTTCCTTTCTTTGAATATTATATATCACTCATCTATCGGCAAAAAGAGGGATTCTACAACCATCTTCTCAAAGCTATCTTTGGCATCCCTAAGGGCCATTAGGGTTTCAATTAAATACACAATCTTCTTGTATGACCTAGAGCCAGGGAGGGTGTCCCAAAGGCTTTGTTTGGCTTCAAACAAGCAAATCTCAATCTCATTTTTTGTCAGCTTATCAATGCCCTTCTCAAGCAACCTCTCAACCTCAAGCCTTGATACTTTTCTTGCCCCACCCAATGCCAATGGTTCATTTTTATCTATCCCCATGACATATCTCCTGACTCTGCAATATACGCACTCCCTGGATTAAATTTAATACTGCACTCTCCGCTTGGACCAGCTTTTGTCTTAGCCACAATAATCTTCCCCTCATCTTCCTGCCTGGTGACAATCAAAACCTCTGTGCTGTCCTGCTTAAATGCAGATGAGCCAGAAATTGAATTAAAGTCCAGGGCTCCCTTCTTGCTAGACTTCTTGTTAATATGGGCAACCATAAGAACTGCCAAGTTATTGAGCTTTGCCATAGTGGCAATCTCCTTCATGGCGTTGGATTGCTCCTGTATATATCCCTCACCAGTAGAAATGAAATATGAAATGTGATCTATAATCACAAGGTCATATCTATCAAGTGTTTTAATGATATTTTTTAACTTATCTATTGTTTTAATTCCTGAAGTAAAAACATCTATCCCATCGCTTAAATTAAAAATCTTCTTCCTGGTTTCTTCAAATGTGCCCCTGTGCTTAATAGATGCTAGGTAATCAACAATAGTATTTCCAGGCTCGAGGGCAAAGTATAAAACCCTCTTTCCCTGTTTTGCAACATTCATTGAGAAATTACAACAAATGGCGGTCTTACCCACGTTGGTTTCTCCAGTAATTGTATATACATGTCCTGGTAGAAATCCCTTTATGTAATGATCCAATCCCCTGTACCCGGTGCTTGGAGCCTCATCTTCCAGTGCATACTCCATCATTCTCTCGTTGGCAACAAAGTTAAGGCTTTTTGGTTTTGAAAACTCCTCTGGGGTTAGAATTAGTTCTGGATGGTTTCTGGCATGTATGTCTCTAATACTCTCGTATGTTCTTCTAAGTGAATACTCATCTAATGGGGGGTCACATTTCACGTGGTTCCAGTATTTAACAGCCGGCCAGATCACTTCCTCTCCAAGCGAGTAATCTATACGGGCAAATAGGCTCCCCACAATCCTGGTTAGAGTCTCATTTCTGTCTCCTTTTGAAGCTTCTGGGAAATCATCCCCAACTGGTATAGAAAGCTCCTTTTTGCGGTCTTCTATCGCCTCTATGACATCATTTGGAACCCGTCCTAAGCTAAATGTGGGCCCCAACCTATCAAACACATACTTATTCTTTCCAAGTGAGCTTGGTGGAAGAATAATAACCCCACCATCACTTCTAATATCCACTGGGGAATCTTTGAGTTTAGCTGTGGTGCGACTGGTGGGGGTGTATTCATAGTAATAATGCTTGCCACCGCTAAATGGAGATGAAGCCACAATGCTTGAATCTAAACTCTCAAAGGGAATGTTATTTTCATCGCCTGTGTCTATATCTACGACCGTTAGGTTAGAAATTTCCCCGGTTACAACAGCAATGGCGTTGTATTTATCGCTCCATTGGGTAATTTCATCTTCTGTGGGAAGGCGCTCTTGATATTCTCTCCAGGTGGGGATGGCAGGCATTTTCTTAACCTTACCATTGCCCTCATCAATTAGTTTCCAGGGGATGACGCTCCACCCCATAGCAAGATATTTCTGGTATGTTTTTTTGTTGATGTTTTGCATTTTTTTCACCATATAGCTCCCCAACTTAGGAGTTAAAAATAGCGGCAAGCTATCAAGTTAGGGAGCTGTATAGTGAAATAAATAACGTTCCTTTTATAACCCGCTTGCCCAGGGTTGCCATCTCAAAAAAGATGGGGGTTTTTTGTTTTTTACCATCACCAATATACTCACATTCCAAAAGAATTGTCAAATATCACTTTCTATATCACCAATTGTATATACTATATACGCGCGCGTTAACGCTATATGTACATAATATACGTAACTCTTAGTTACTAGTAATACTAGTGTTACTTAAACTACCATGTGTACATGTATAGATGTGATACACCCCGGTTATACGGAGGGGTGTATGTATCTATATGTTGTACATTATGGTGTTACACGAGTAACGCACGTAATGCAAGTAATGTTCGCTTAAGTCTCCCTCACTTGAAATTCGGGAGACCGCGAACCCAATTTGCAAACGTGCAGTTTCCTGCCATAATATATTCAAGTATGCCCACCAAAAAACCCAAACTAAGGGTCCTTAAGAAAAAGCTTTGGAAGCTCGTATCCATCTCAGTTAAAATGAGAGACAACTTCACTTGTGCCAGGTGCGGCAAAAAAGACTCTGGCTCATTAATCCACGCCAGCCACATCCTTCCCAAAGGCCAATACCACAACTATGAATTTGAAGAATGGAATCTAAAATGCCTATGCATGAAGTGTCATCTTCAGTGGTGGCATAAAAACCCCCTAGAGGCTTGTGGGTGGTTTGAGAAAAAATTCCCCAAACGCTATAATGAAGTGATGCTGAAAGCAAAGCAGTATTCCAAAGTAGGTAAGTACACTAGTAGCGAAATCCAGAAAAGAATCAAGCAATATGAGGGCCCAATAACATGGTGAACATTGGAGATCTAGCAAGAGCCCAGCTGGTTAAAGAGCAGGATCTCAAAAACAACAACCATGTGTCCAGCGGGAAACTCTCGGCTGGGATTTTGCTGTGGCCAACCCAGTGGCAAATCCTCAAAATGGCAGGAGAGCCACAATCCCCAATCCCCCCAGAGAGACTGGGGACATTACGCAGGGGAGTTTTGCTAGAAGATGAGCTGGCCAGACTCCTAAAGGCCAGTGGGCACAGGGTAGACACACAGACTTTTGTTGAGTATCGTGATGTGGTTGGCTATGTTGATCTTTTGGTAGATGGTGAAGTAGTAGAAGTTAAAACCACAGCACAAAAAACATTCAAGCGATTAAAGCAAGCAAAAACGTCTCATGTCCTTCAAAGCTGTCTATACGCACTGGCACTAGAGAAAGACGATTTTAGTGTATGTTACATTGCCACAGACAATCTTTTTATCAAACAGTACAACTACAAAACATCCAAATGGGCACCACGGGTTGAAAAGTGTATAAACATTTTTAATTCCAACATGGAGAAATTTAGAGAAAAAAATATAGTCCCAGGATTTTCAGCAAGAGAGCGATGGCAAAATGCCACAAGCTTTAATCCATTTCCAAAATTTGAGAATCACACACAGCAGTTTAAGTATGTATAATTAAAACAACACCCGCTTTGAGTTACGCATTTTTCTCGGAGCGGGTGTTTTTGATATTTGACATTTATGTAAAACTATGTATACTTAATGCAGTACAAGATAAGGGAGTTATCATGGACATACAAATTTCCAACTACGAGGACTACAAAGCCCTCAAACCAAGCGAAAAAACACCAGAAGGATTCTGTAGAGATTGCGGTGTAGAACTCATCGACATGGATCAGGTTTGGTGCATGAGATGCGTATATGAGGGTGCAGGACTTGAATATAAGTTTAGCAATGTTTACACATATCCAACACCAGATATTCAAGGGAGAGAATAAAATGTCAGCACACCAAGAAAAAATCCTAGAGCTTCTTAAAAAAGAAATAGAAACAGCACTTGCCAAAGAAGAATCCTCACGGGGAACATGGCATCACAACCAAGCCCAGGGATATACAAATGGTCTTATGGAAGCTAGAGACATAATATTAAGGGAATTTGCAAAGGAGGACAAATGAACAAATTTAGACAATCAGTAACTAAGAAATTAGATGACATCATAGATGACATCATAGCCGAAACAGAGGACGGCTACACAGATGACATGCTTGTTGATTTAATGGAGAATCCAGACAAGAGGCAAGAAGCTTTTGAGTATTTATTAGACATAGCTGAAGAGGAGCTAGGATATTATGCAAACTAAAATATATTTTAAAGACAAAAGAAGAAAACCATTAGAAACAGATATGGTAGCCTCAGAGATAGTGAGAAAACTATCAGAAGGTGAGGATAAAACAACAATAATAGAAAACACAGAGGGAGAGGAAATAGTATTAAGAAATAAAGACGTACACCAATTTGAGGGATACGGAGAAGGATATTAAAATGCCAAGAACAATAACAATAAGCGATGAGACATATGAGAAGCTTAAAGATCAATTTGTAGATAAAAAAGAATCTAAGATTAAGATTTATTCAAGAATTGATCCAAGTGAAATCATCTATAAATCAAACAAATCAACATTAAAAGAAGCTGTTGAGGATGCAAACTTAGAGGGTGTAATCCTAGATTATGCAAATCTAGAGGGTACAAACTTAATGGGTGTAAACCTAGAGGGTGCAAATCTAGAGGATGTAAATCTAAAGAATGCAAACCTAAAGGGTGCAAACCTAGAGGATGCAAATCTAGAGGGTGCAAATCTAGAGGGTGCAAATCTAGAGGGTGCAAACTTAAGGGGTGCAAGCCTAGAGTATGCAAACTTAAGGGGTGCAAACACAGAACATTGTGTGGTTAGTTTTGCGTCATTAGAATATGAACAAGCAAAACAATTTATAGAAGGATTAAAGAAATATTAATATGTCAAGAAGACCAGAACTCACACCATTAAATCCTAATAGGCCAGGAAATAGTAGTAGTAGGGGCTTATGGGCTAGATTGGTTGATGCAATTAGATCAAACAAGATAACCGAGCAAGAAGCTAGATCAATCCAGGAGCATGTTGGTAAGTCTAGATACTCAGAAACAGACGAATCAGCAGGTGAAATGAATAGAGCTATAGACGGTGCAATAGTAACAGGATTTCTAAAAAACCTTGCAGAGGGAGAGTTGGGAAACCAAGAAGAACGATCTGAATACTACAGTGAAAAAGATGGCGGAGAACCAACAAGGGTGTGGGATCATGAGCCAGATGCACCACCATCACGAGGTGGATGGAGCAATGATGGTTGGGGGATTGAAGATGATTATTAAACGAGCTATCTACTTATTTATGTTGTTTGCAACACTAAGCTGGGTAACTCTGTTTGTAGTTTTATATAACGTATTATTTTATCAATTTATTAAGGGGGTAATATGATTGAAGCACTAAAAGGTACAACACTAATTCTATCTCTAGGAGCAATAGGAATTGGACTACCAATTTTAATAGTAAATAATTTTGGGAAGAAATGAAACAAAACAAACAAGAGCAGTGGGAAAAAGAATTGAATGCAATTCTAATATCTGGAAAACAAGATGTTGATGAACCTATTGGAGATTTTTATAAAAGAATTAAAGATTTGTTCAAAAAAACTCTATCTCAATCCAGACAAGAAGCTGTTGAGGAGGAGAGAGAACGGATTAGGAGATGCACTTATCCAGTTATTGATTTAGATAAAAAATTTCACAAGGATTGTCCAACATCATATATTCAAGAAGTAACAGATGTTCCAGATAAAAACAACAACTTTAATGCGAGATTTATCTGTCCTGAACATGGCGTTTGGTGGGAAGAAGTTTTTGCTAAATCACTATCATCAAGAAAGGAAGAATGAAAATATCACTAGAAACAGTAAACAATAAGTATGAAGAATTATTGAGTGAAGGCAACCAACAACACGAGGCTATACAGCTTTTATCGGATACATTTCCGCCTAATGTAGTAAGAGATTGGCTTGTTTGGGTAGCCACTGCCAAGCAAAAAGCCAAAGGAAAAAGAAAGTGGTTTGGAGGTAAATAATGAAAATACTTAAACTAATAAAAGACTTTTTTACTATAAAGCCTGAAATACAGTGGAGATGCCCTAAGTGTAAGAAACAACTCTCTTGCACTAGAGGATTAAAACAGCACATATCAAAGGTACATAAGAAATGAAATGTAAAATCTGCCAAAAACCAACAAAGGGAGAAAGAAAGACGTGTAGTAAAATATGCTTATCAAAGTTGAAAAGTAATAATCAATCTAAATGGCTAAAACTTCCAGGAAACAATGCTAACAAAAAAACAAATTAAACAACTAATAGAAATGTACATGGAAGATATCAAAGCCAAGCACATCGCAAAGAAGCTTGGTGTATCTCGAGTAACTATTTATAACTACCTTAAAAAGTCAGGTATTAAACCTAATAGGAAAAGCAAATGAGGTATTGCGACTTGTTCGCTGGTGTAGGAGGATTTAGATATGGAATTGAACAAGTATGCAAAACCAGTGATGCCTTGGGAATTGCACCCGACAATAGATGCAAATTATTACAAGGGGTACAGTCACCAAAGGCGACTTGTGTATATTCAAACGAATGGGACAAATATGCAAACTCAGTCTATAAAAAACACTACGGAGAATGTGACAACAGAGACATCAGAGAAGTCAAAGCAGAAGAAATTCCAGAGTTTGATTTATTGTGTGGAGGCTTCCCCTGTCAATCTTTTTCAATCGCTGGAAAGCGGGGAGGATTCCAAGATACAAGGGGTACGCTCTTCTTTGAAATCGCTAGAATTGCTAAACAAAAACAACCACGCCTTTTATTGCTTGAGAACGTCAAAGGGCTTCTATCTCACGACAAAGGAAACACGTTTGCTACCATCATCTCCACGCTTGATGAATTGGGGTATGACTGTCAGTGGCAAGTGCTTAACAGCAAGAATTTCGGAGTCCCCCAAAACAGAGAAAGGGTGTTCATTGTCGGACATCTTAGAGGAACAAGTAGACCAAAAGTATTTCCTATCACAGGATCAAATGGACAGAATAGGTTATCAAACCATGCAATCGCTTGGAGTAAATCGCATAGAACTGGAAAAGCACCAGAAGATTTCAAAAGGAAAAATTATGGAAAAACAGAACTAAGAATCAAGAGGGGTGAGTTTAATACAATAAATACTGGCGATGGCGGAGGTAATCAAAGTACCCAAAATTATGTTGATAAAACTAAAATACGCAAATTAACCCCTACAGAATGTGAACGCTTACAGGGATTCCCTGACGATTGGACTAAATACGGACACGAAGGACAGGAAATTAGTGATACCCAAAGATATAAAATGATGGGCAATGCAGTAACCACAAATGTTGTGAGTGCAATAGTGAGTAAATTATTTAGCTCTTTACAATAATGTAAACTATGGTGTATGTTAGATACACCTATGAAAACAAAACATGAACCACAACTTAAACCTCTTTTATATTTGGGTATTAGTATTTTTATTTGTCTTGCTATTAAGTTTTTCTTTGAACCTACAACCACTGATTTAATCAGTCCATACGTATCACATAATTTCCATGTACAAGCTCATTATCAGCCTGTAGAAACCACAGAAATCGTTGTATTTGGTGATCCAAGCTACTACGAACTACACGCAACAGAAAAAGACCGAATTATTCAATATATCCAGGCTGTATTTGGAGATGAAGCATACAACGCTATAAAGATAGCTAAATGCGAAAGTAGATTTAATCCTGGAACAGTAGGTGATACTCACATAATGACATATCACTCAGGAGAGTTGGTAGGAGACTCAATTGGTATCTTTCAAATAAGAACAGGTGGTAGTGATTTTAATAGGGCAAGAGCCAACGGGTTATCAGCAGATGAGTTTAGAACCAAACTAAAGGATTATAAATACAACATAGATTATGCAAAAACAATCTACGAACGCAGGGGGTGGAGTGCTTGGTACAACTGCATGAACAAGGTTTTGTAAATTGGGTGTCTTATGCTATAGGGGTACTGGTGAATAAAAAGAATAATCCAGGGGGTGAACTAGAACACCTAATTTCTAAAGCCCCTATAGCTATAAAAAAACACCTCTTGCCAGGTGTTTTTTTTGTTTAACTCGTAACGCCTGTTGTGGCAAAACCAGTTAAGTTAAATCTAATATATCTATATTATACATTTATGTCAACGATCAATTTCATAGAACCAATCTTCTCCCTTTTCTTCTCTCCATGCGTTTTTAGCTTTTCTTGATTGTATTGTGTAATCACCTTCCTGGTAGAAATGTGCAGAGTGTTTGAGGGCATTTCTTGCTAACTTCTCTCTTACCTCAGTTTCAATGTCGCCTCCCAATAATTCAAATATGGTTAGGCAATAAATGTATATGTCAGCAGCCTCTGTAAGCTGTTGTTTTCGGTCGTTTGTCTCTAATAGCTCTAACACCTCACCAACTAAAGCATGAGCCACGTTTATTAGGCTAGAATCATTATCAGCCATTATTGGCCGATCTTGTATAAATCTTTTGTGAATTTCAGATAGACTAGTTATTTTTTCGCTCATGAATGTTTGACCATGCTTGACTTGCTAAAATGCTATCAATTAAATTGCCAAGATCATCATATTCATCTTTGGTCAACAATCCATCCATTAAATCTTGATGCAAACTAATCCATAAAGATGTTGCATCTATGTTTTGTTCGTTTTGAATTCTATGCTCGTAAGATTCTTTAATCTGTCTCATTATCAAATACAACCACTCTCGTTGTGTGTCCTGTTTGTTTCTCATGCTCATTGGCTATTTTTTCAGCCTCAGCCAACATGCTAATAGCAAGTATTGTAAGTGTTGTATCATCTTTAGCACAACCCGAAGATTCAACATACTCTCCATGATGTTTGCCTTTTTTATCGTATCCATGATGTTGAAAGTCTTGACCCTGGCAAAATACTCTAATGTGTGGCTTGTTTATTTCGTTTCTGTTTCTAAAAAATTTCATTCTTCTTTCCATTCAAATAAATTGTATTGTTCTTCTAATAACCCAATATTCAATCTAGCTAACTCCTCATTTGTATAAAATCTGTGTAGCTCTACATGGTCATCTCTGTGTAGTGGGATACAATTTGCAACACTAGTTATCAATGACTGTGGCATTTCCCACTCTCTAGCTATCTCTACAGGCACTTTGTGGTGAAATTGATAATCTGCTGGGTCTGCATCTGCTGGTATATCACCACGCCTGACTGCTTGTTCCCAAGCTAATGTTTTAGTTTCCTGAGAAAATTCCCATCCTGTACGCCTAGATTCCAATAATACAAATCCAGTTTCTTCATCTATTGGATATACGAAGGTCATATCCTCAATGTCATATTCCTCTAGTAAAAACTCAAGTTTTGTATTTCCTATTAGCTCTGTAGCTGGGAAAACTCTAATGTTTACTTCTGCTTGTTCTAGTGGAAAATCCAACAATACTGGCTCTGGATCTTCTAAGTGGAAGCTTGGTAGTTTCTCTAAAGAATCAATTAAACCCATTATTGCAACAGCAATAGGATTGTTACCCTCTTGGGTTTGTCTTGAGTGTTCTGCCAACATTACAGTTGATGAAATTGCGTATAAAAAAAGCAGTCCTAACACGACTGCTACCACCATTGTTTTGCCAGACTCTTTGTCTTTGTGTACTGCTATGATCTCAGCTTCCTTCATAGAAACCCAAACTTCTTTTTGCTTTTAGTAAAATACACCTTTTGAGTTTTAGAGTCAAAGAAGAATTTAACAATATATCCATTTGCCTCTAGTTGCTCTATTTCTTCTAATAATCCTTCAAGGCTACCAATAGCACCATGAGCAATATCTATCTGCTCCTGAACAGTGTTGATAAATTCGGTTCTACTTATTCTTTCTGGCATCTTTTTTGCTTTCTAGCATTGCAGATAATATAGCTAGGTAATTTGCAGAATCTATCAGGCTGTCTCTAATGCTCTCATCTGCCACCAGCCTATCTTTATCTAATAGATTGCTAATCCTTGCCATCTTATCGGCTACTCTAATTAATATTGCTCTCTCTGGTGAAACACCAACGAGATTAGCAAAGTTAAAGTTCTTAAATGGGTTTTCTTTTGATGCGTAGTCGTGGTTTTTTCTCTCAACAAGAGATAATGCTTCCTTAAAAAAGCTATCTAGATATGAGATGAATTCTTTTTGGTTCATCTTACAAGCTCCGCATTTATTCTTGATTCTGCTATTTTCATATACTCCTCGTTTAACTCTATACCTATAAAATCAAACCCTAGATTCTTACAAGCTATTCCCGTAGTTCCTGAACCCATAAAAGGATCAAGGATTGTTGCACCATCTCTTGAAACTAATTTGATTAGGTATTCCATTAGGGCGATAGGCTTAACTGTTGGGTGGTTGTTTTTGTGTAAAATGTTTCTTTCATTTCCAGAACCAGTTAAAGAGTTTTCAAAGTTTTGACTAGTAATATGGGATTTATGTTTCTCCTTCAACCCCTCACACCCTGCGTTTCTCTCACGCTTTGAGGCTTTGGCACAATAAAAGAATCTCTGGCTATTATTAGGAAACAACCCCACTACCTCATCAGATCCATCGTGGATGAAGTTAGCTGGAAAGCGACCATTTTGGTTAGTTTCTGCCTTAAACTGCTTATCTGTTGTCCATTTTTTTCTATATCCATCATCAATTTGTTTTTTAATGATTGCAGATATACCTTTGTGTTTAGCACCTTTGAAACTACTTAGTTTATCTTGTACTTGTTTTAAGTCGTTATTATTTTGATAATCAACCCGACTCTCATCTATATTTATTCCACCAGTTCCCCATTTAAGTACGTTCTTGGCTACTGTTTTCTCACTTAGGGGTTTTCTTGCTACTACAATAGGTTCATGTGCAGGTTTTAGAGCTGTTCCCCAGCCTTCCCATTCGGAAATGCCTGTTGATAATTCTCTAGTTATTTGTACCTTTTTACCGAGTATTCCAGAGCTTCTACCCTCTCGTTCTTGGATACCTGTAACTTCTCTCTCATTCCCCTGCAACTTATCAACTGCCTTGCCTATATTATGAGATTTGGGAAAACCACTGCCATACACCCACATAATCTGATCTCTTATCTCAAACCCCGCATCTTCAATAGCTACTGCCATGCGGTGATAGGTTCTTGAGCCACCAAAACTAAGTAGATATCCACCTGGTTTTAAGACTCTTAATGCTTCAGTCCATATCTCTTTTGAGGGTACGTCATAGTCCCATTTCTTGCCCATAAACTTTAGCCCGTATGGAGGATCAGTAACAATAGCATCAACACTATTTTCATCTAGTGTTTTCATTGCATCAAAACAGTTATCAAGAATTAATCTCATTTGGTTCATCTTACAGGCTCATCAGTTACAAACCTGAGAACACCAAAGATGACTCCGATCAAAGATACTAATAACTCTTGCATTGATTGCTCACCTGCAAAATACATTCCAATACCTGTAGCAACAGTTGCGATTGATGCCCACATGGTTTTGCTTTTTAACACTGACTTGGCTTTTCTTTTTGCCATTTTATCCTTTCTTGAAAATATTATTAAACCACTCAATAGCGGTTTCTAATAAGTTTAATTGCTCTTTCTTTCCTTCTTGTTCTTTGAGACGTTTTTCAACTGTCTCAACACGCCCCAGCAGTCTTTCTACTTCAGCCTTTAATCTCCTAACATCATCTTTAAGCTCTGCGTTCTCAGCTTCTAACTTTCTCTTTTCTTCACTAGCCATTTTCTCAGTATTCTTTAGCTGTTGTCTCAACTGATCTTCAGTCGACATATCCATTTCTATTTTTTCTAAGATGTGACTTTCATCAGCCAAACTATCAATCTTTTTTGCAACCTTATCAAGGAAAGCTTGATGTGCTTGTACAAGCTCGTTTGCCCTAGTCCTAGCACCGTCTCTCTCAGCTCTATATCTCGAAGCTTTCTCACGCTCCGATTTTAAAAAAGACATCTCTTTATCCCAGACTTTTATTGCTTCTTCCTCTGTCTTTACTCCTATATGTTCTAGTAGTTTGTTTGGCATACTTTCATTAGTACTTGATAATTTATCAACATCTATCCTTGCATATCCTACTGGCCGATAATAGCTTGTTGATTTTGTTGTCCCAAACCAGGGATCATTCATTTGACCATTCCCTATATATAATACCCAATGTCTACTTGCTCCTATACGACTCCCATCTACCTCAACTAAACACCCACCGTTCTTGTCAATAGCCTCTTTTACTTTATCGTTATCATAAGAATAGCCACGCCAGATAAACTTACCAGATAAACACTCACTAAGCTTTGACCATATAACCAGGTTTTTATTGCTACCTGCATATCCATTTACTGATTTTAGCTTGTTGTTGATAATGTCGGGGGTTGTGCCAAAAAGCATGGAAATGGATGAAATTGTGCATCCATAGTTGTGAATTGTTGTTCTACCAAACCCTAGTTTTTGTGATCCCCATTTTGGATCTCTTTGGGAAAGTGGTTTCATATATTTATTCTATCATTGAATTGTAAACAACCGACCATTTATGGTTTGTGTCTTATGAATTCCAAACGGTAAATTAACAGTTATATGGCTAACCAAATAGCAGGTTGACTTTTTCTGAGGTGTAAATGCTAAGTATTGCCATACTACAGTTTTTTCTAATATTTCATTATTGTGTCCAGAAGATGAGTAGCTTGATACTCTAATAAACTCATCATTATTATATGAGCATTTTAAGACATCGTTCCAAGATATAGGACTTTTGTGCCTGACAACAAGGCTACTTTTAAATGAAAGTATCTCGCCCTTTTCAAACACATCTTTAGTAGGTTCTACGCTGTAATAATGAGTCCAGAAAGAGCCTGGCAAATACCAGTAAAAAAATAATATGAACGCAAAGATAACTGTCAGTATTCTTGCCAGGTTTGCCATAGTTAAAATTCTTCTCATATTTTGACCCCTAATAAAGACAAAATTCCAACGATTAAAGCACCGACTATGATTCTCAATACCCACTCTATCAATGAATCGTATTTTTCTATTTTAGATTCAATCTCTTTCACATCATCCTTCGTAGC